TGAAAATAGAACAGACGATATTGAGGAACCTAATTTACTCGGAGGAATACCTAAGAAAGGTTCTTCCGTTTTTAAAGGATGAATATTTCACAGATAGAACCGAAAGACTATTATTCAAAGAAATTACATCCTTTGTACAAGAGTATAATTCTACACCATCGGTTGAAGCAATTGTGTTGGCCGTCAAAGAGAGGCGTAATCTCTCAGATGATGAATTGGAAAAGTCCGAATCTTATCTACAAGAAATTGAGTTGGCTAAAGGAGAAGAATCCAAGATTCAATGGCTTATTGACAAGACCGAAGAATTCTGCCAAGAGAAAGCAATCTACAATGCTGTATTGGGGGCTATTTCTATCTTGGACGGTAAAGACAAAACCCACGAGAAAGGTCAGATTCCCAAAATATTATCGGACGCCTTATCGGTCACGTTTGACAGCTCAGTTGGACACGATTACTTAGAAAATACGGATGAACGTTATGAGTTTTATCACAGACATGAAGAGCGAATTCCATTCGACTTGGATTACTTTAACAAGATTACAAAAGGTGGGCTTCCTACTAAAACTCTTAATATTGCTCTTGCTGGTACTGGTGTCGGTAAGTCACTCTTTATGTGTCATTGCGCCGCTGGAGCTATGTCGCAGGGTAGAAATGTTCTTTACATCACCATGGAAATGGCGGAAGAAAGAATTGCCGAACGAATAGATGCTAATTTATTGAATGTGACCGTAGATGATTTATCTGAAATACCAAAGGAAATGTATGACAAAAAGATTGAAAAATTACGTGGAAAGATTACAGGTAAACTTATTATCAAAGAGTATCCAACTGCTTCAGCTTCTGCAACTCACTTTAGGACCTTGTTAAATGAACTCAACCTTAAAAGGTCCTTTGTACCTGATATTATTTTTATTGATTATCTCAACATATGTTGTTCATCAAGAATTAAAGCAGGTGCAAACATCAATTCTTATACTTATGTCAAATCAATTGCAGAAGAATTGCGAGGACTTGCCGTTGAATACGGAGTCCCAATTGTTTCTGCAACTCAAACCACAAGATCCGGTTTTACAAGTTCCGATCCAGGACTCGAAGATACAAGTGAGAGTTTTGGTTTGCCAGCTACCGCCGACTTGATGTTTGCTCTTATATCGAGCGAAGAACTTGAAGAACTTGGCCAAATTATGGTTAAGCAATTGAAGAATCGATATTCCGATCCAACACTACATAAGAGATTCGTTCTTGGTATTGATAGAGCGAAGATGAGATTATATGATGTGGAACAAAATGCACAGAATGATATTGCTGATGCTGGCCATTCTGCACCTAAAACTAAAAAGAATTTTGACGGATTTAAAGTATGAATTTAACTAGAGAAGAGGCACTTTATTGTGCCAACGCTTTTCGTGAATACTTCAATGATATCGGCTCTATTGAAGAATATATGAGAGATGAAAAGTTGAAGTCTTTGGCGGATATGCCAGCTTCTCTATTTCCTCCAGAAGATGATTTGTTCTCTGATTTTTCAATGCACCCAAAAGATATGGACATTGAAGTTTGTGAGATACCAAGTCACACTTGGTACACTTTGGTAAATATAACTTCATCACATATCAACAAGTCTCCTGTTGGTAAGAACGTTGAACTGGCTGTGAAAGAAAAGAACACAGGAAAGATTCTAGGATTCATCCGTTTGGGTTCACCAGTAATCTATATGAAACCAAGAAATGAATTGCTTGGACAGGTCTGGATTCAGAATCCAGATACTGCCAAACGATTTAATCAGGCTACTATCATGGGTTTTGTTATTGTACCAGCACAACCTTTTGGTTTCAATTATCTTGGTGGTAAACTTCTGGCGGCTATCTGTACATCACATACAGTCCGAGAAATAGTCAATAAGAAATATGATTGTAATATTTGTTTGTTTGAAACAACCAGTTTATATGGAAGTGCCAAGACTGTATCTCAATATGATGGTATGAAACCATTAATTCGTTTTCAAGGTCTGACCGAATCTGATATGGTACCAATGATGCATGGTCCGAGATATTTGGCATTAAAAGATTACGTTGAAAGCCGAGTCGGTGATTTATTGGCTGGTGACACATCAACAACCAGTCGTAAACTTAGAACTTTCACCAAGATTATTGCCTTGACCAAGGCTGCTCTAAAAGGTAGTTCCGAATGTGATGAATTTAATAAGACAATTGAAAATGCCAAAAACTTAACCGAGAAGAAACGTTACTATACTTCAGACTATGGATTTAAAAACATGGTTGATTATATGGCGTGTAAAACTGATATTTTAGTTAAGGGGGAAAACTATCCAAAACACGAATTGTCTAATATTGTAGAGTGGTGGAGGAACAAAGCAATAAATAGGTACGAAACCCTAAAAAATGAGGGTAGATTACGTACCGAACTTGAAGTTTGGACATCAGGTAAAGATATACAAATTATTAGGTAATATAATATGGCAGATACCACACTAGCCGAATCATCACAGGCACTTTTTTGTGCATTAGCAGACTACGTGTTATCTGTTAGTGGTAAAAAAGCAGTTACTGAATTGTTCGACAAAAAGATTACAAACTATGAGATGTTTTCTAAGATGTGGGCCAATCTTTATAAAACCAAATCAATCAAATCTATTTTTGAATCACACGTTGATACTGGTAGCACACAATTCAGTAGTGTTGAAAACTACTTAACAGATAATCCGGACTGGTACACATCTTCAGTTTTGATTGCTAGGAAAGTGATTGAAGATATTGACAAAGTGCTTGGTAATTTTAAAGGTATCAAAAGACCAAAAGCAACAGAAATCTGGTTTGTTCGTGGTGATAAACCTGTTATGAAAAATATTGAAGAACTGTTTAAGGCGGCAAACAAGACACAAAAAGAGTTGAATGAAACTCCAGGTGCTAAAAAAGGAACTTTGTTCACCGATATCAACAAATGGTCACCAGCTGACATCTACTTTGCTTCTGATAAAGCTAGAAAAAGAATTGAAACAGATGTAAAAAATAATTCTGGTAAAAATTCAAAAGGTTATAGTTTTCTAGATTTAAATGTTTTGGTTAGTGACTTGATTGATGAAGGTGAATTATTGCCACTATCTTTAAAGAAACAAACAAAAGAAGTTAGTCTACATAAAGTTAACTTTGACCGAAAACATGAATTGTCCGAGATAAAGAAATATGGTTACTATGGTACAAACGATTGGAAAAAGTATACAATAAAATCACCTCAGGCTAGATATCTATCAATCAATATTGACAAGACCGATAAGAAAAAAGTTCTTGTATTCAGACACGATCCATCTACAAATGCTTTCAAATCGGAATTTGTTGTTGCGGGTGGTGAGGCCAGAGGCGGTTCAGTTAGTTCACCTGAAGTTTTCTTGTCTTTGTTTTCTATGATTGATCCACAATTTGGTGCAAAGTTTTATGCCGAGTTTAAAAAATCTATCAAAGACTTTAATGAGAAGATTAAAGGACTAGGTCCAAAACCTACAGATAAAGAATTGAAGAAAGCATATGATGCGGTCAGAGAACAATATAGTGCATTGATTGTAACTAATACATTGGTGCCACTTATTATGGATTTTTTAAAGAAAGATAAGAATCGTAGTGACAAATTTGTACATATAATGTATCAATATGTTACATCGAGATCCGAAGAATCTAGTAAATTTGTTATAGCGAAATAATATGGCACTAACCGACTTTCAAAAAATACTTGAAGAATATAAAATAACCGATGACGATTTCGGTTTCTCTGCTTTATCTGAAGAAGAACACAACGCTAGAATAACTTCTAGCACACAAACAGCCGAAGATTACAAACGTAGATTAGCTGATTTGGAAAAACTAATAGTACCTTTCCTACAGAAACTACATACTACAGGTGAGAAAGAATATATCTATTGGCCCAACCGTAAACCTGTTCTAGAGGAACAATTACAAAAGGTATTGAAATTAACTAGAGGATAATTATGAAAGCAACTGTGATTATACCGACCACAGGGTCAGATGAGGTGATTGGTGCGATTGATTCGGTATTAAATCAAACAATCGAAACACAAGTCTACGTAGTGTGTGATGGTAAAGAGTTTACTGATAAGGTAAAAAGAATTGCAGACAAATATGCTACCAATTCTTTTGTCAAGGTTTGTTATTTACCTTTGAATGTAGGTGCAAATGGTTTTTATGGACACCGTGTCTATGCTGCATTTACCCACCTAATCAATACCGAGTATGTTCTATACTTAGACCAAGATAACACATTTAAACCCAACCACGTTGAATCCTGTATCAATACGATTGAGAAATATAGTCTCGACTGGTCATACTCTCTCCGTTCTATTATAGATAAAGAAGGTAACCACCTTTGTGATGATAATTGTGAATCACTTGGTAAATGGCAGACTTATCATGGTGTAAATCATATTGATACAAATTGTTATTGCCTTAAAACTGAAATTGCGATAAAATTAGCAAGTGCATGGCATGGTGGTTGGGGTCAAGATAGAGTGTTTCTAGGGGCAATTGCTCAACACTTTCCCAGATTTGATTGTACAAAAGAGTACTCGGTAAATTACCGTGTCAATGGAAATCCTGGTTCTGTCACGGCAGAATTCTTTGAAAATGGTAATGCAGTAATGAAACAAAAATATAATGGAGAGTTCCCATGGCAAAAAAAGATTTAATCATTGGTGGTTGTACAAACTACGGAATCAACCAACTCAAACCTTGGGTTCTTTCAGTAAATGAATGTATGCCTGAAGCACACAAAGTAATGTGTGTCGGTAAAGCATCTGATGAAACTAGAAAATGGTTATTAGAACAGGGATTTGAAATAATTGATATGCCGAATATGAATGTGCCGGTTCATGTTTTGCGGTTCTTATCTATTTACGAATATCTTAGAAAGACATGGCAAGATTATCGTTATGTTGTAACTACCGATGTAAAAGATGTTTACTTTCAATGGTCACCATTTAAGTGGATGGAAAACCAATCTATCAGTGATGACATGATTGTTAACCAAAAATTAGTTTGTGGCTCTGAAGGTATGCGTTATTGTGATGAACCATGGGGTAATGAAAACCTAATGCAGGCTTACGGACCATACGTACACGATTTATTTAAAAATAACACAATATATAATGTTGGTGTATTAGGTGGTTCATCTGAATATATGAAAGACTTGGTGTTCAATATTTTCACCAATGCGATTAATAGACCAATTCAAATTTGTGACCAAGCAGTATTCAATGTACTAATCAATACACAGCCATACTATGATGTAATGTTCTTTGCTGGTAATCACCACGCATGGGCTTGTCAGGCAGGAACAATGGTTGATCCATCTAAGATTGAATCATTTAGACCTTTCTTATTAGACGCTGAACCTATATTTGATAATGGTGTTGTGTGGACTGCTAACCGTGAAATGTATTGTATTGTTCACCAGTACGACCGTGTACCGGAATGGAAAAAGTTTGTTCAACAGAAGTATGGTCAAGAAAATTCAGATGAGTATATTGTTATAAGGACTTAAATTGAATTTAGGTTTCATACTTTCGGCCTCAAATCAACTAAGGGCTGCCGAATTTAATATGGATAATATCCGTAAATTTTATCCGGATAGTTCATATATTGTATTGGTTGATAAAGGCAAAAACTATTATGATTTGGCCACAAAGTACAATGCTGAGATTTTGTACTGCCAAAAGAAAAATAGTTATCCTTCTCAACCACACGGTTATCAAAAAGACCAAGTATTGGAATTCTTGCAACGAATGTACATCGGTTGTTTACGGTGTGTTGAAGACTATGTTATGTTGGTTGAAGAAGACGTATATCTGGTTAAACCTGTTACATTACCAGAAAATACTATTGTTGCCGGATTCAATACAACCATAGGCAATGATTATCCACAAAGATTTGTAGACCTAATAACTAGTTGGTCTGGTAAAGAACCAGAATATAAAAAGTACGGAGCTTGCGGAGGAACAATATTTCACAGGTTGACTTTCATAGATAATTATGATACAATGTGTACGTTTATTAGAAAAAACTTAGATGAAATATTTACTTATTACCCAACGGCAGGATGGATTGATTGTTTTATGTCTTACTTGTTTCAAGTGATTGGACATCCATACACACCAAATCCAAAACTGTTTAATACATATCCACATATGAGAGATATACCAGAAGGTACAGAAATAGTGGCAAATTATAAGGAATATTATGATTGATAATTACGAAATGATTGAAAATGGTCATTGGCATCAGATTGAAACAACTGGTGAAATGATGAAGTATGATGAGAAGTATATTCAATATTATACTAAAATGGACAATTCAATGTCCAAGCTCAGATACGATTTAATCATACATCATGTTGGATTGTTTAGAACAATACTCGATGTTGGTTACGGTGATGGTAACTTCTTACAATATTGTTTCAATAGAGATAAGTTTTGTTATGGTAATGATATATCAAATTATCCTTTACCTAAAGGAATTGATTTTGTTGAGAATGTAAGTGATATTGAAGTTGATGTTATCACATTCTTTGATTCACTAGAACATAGACCTGAAGCTGACCTACTGCCTTTCTTAAAATCAATCAAAGCAAAGCACATTGTTGTATCTTTGCCATGGATGCATCAAAGCCTAGGCGCTGAGTGGTTTAGAACATGGAAACATAGGAAAGAAAACGAACACTATCATCATTTTGATTATCATGGTCTTATCGACCTGTTACATAAAGCTGGTTATGAAATAATCCATGTTGGTAACGAAGAAGATGCTATTCGTAAACCTGTAACCTACTTGCCAAATATTTTAACCGTGATTGCTAAAAAAGTATGAATGATATTACTATTGTAACGGCCTTCTTTGACATAGGCCGTGGTGATTGGAGTCCAGATAAAGGACTGCCACATTATTTACAAAGAACAACTGATACGTATTTTGACCGTTTCGCCAACATGGCCAAACTGGACAATAATATGATTGTTTACACATCAGAAGACTTGGTTGATAGAGTCAAAGAACTCCGTGGAGATAAACCAATACAAATTCATAGTGTCGATTTTACAAAGTCATTTGTTGAAATCAAAAAGAAAGTGGCTGATGTACAAAAAGACCCTAATTTTTTGGCTAAAATTAATCCAACACAGATTCTTAATCCTGAGTATTGGAGTCCAGATTATGTGGTTGTCAACTTATTGAAATCCACTTTTGTCAATCAATCAATGAAGTATATTAATACTGACTTGACAGCTTGGGTTGACTTTGGTTATTGTAGAACCGAAAACACACTTGGTGGCCACACTAATTGGCAATATCCTTTTGACAAAGATAAGATACACTTCTTCACCATCAAAGACTGGGTTGAAGGTACATACATACAAGACGTAATCGCAAACAATGATGTTTATGTTACAGGACCTTGTATTGTTGGTGGCAGAGATGCTTGGAAGAAACTTGAAATATTGGTACAACACAACACCAATGAGTTATTGAAGAATAATTTAATTGATGATGACCAAACTTTATTGTTGATGTCTTACCTATCTCAGCCTGATATGTTTGAATTACATCCGGTTTCAACGGATGATTGGTTTGTTGCTTTTAAGGATTATAATGAATCTGTATCTTAAATCTACCGCCAACCTTGGCGATTTTCTAAACTCTATGCCAGTATTATCTGGTATATCTAAAACTTATGGACCTATTGGCATAATCATTCGTAAAGAGATGAGAAAGTTTAAAGGTTTCAAAGAGTTCCTTGAGTATCAATCAATTTTCAATGAAATCTCCTATGATGATGAGGTCTTCTTTAGTGGTGTAACTGAGATAAGTTCATGGACTAGAGAGACACAAAACAATCCTAATCGTCCTATTGAAACCTGTCGTTATGAAAACTGGATGAAAGATAGAGGGTTTGAATTTGAAGTTGATGATGATTTTGAAGTTAAATTTCCTGAGTTTGACTTTGTTGTAAGGAGTGATGTGCCTTATGTCGGTGATAGATGGAATGTTAACGATATTGATTCACGTAGAGAAAGTAATGTATTGTCATATCTNTCAAAATATGAATTTATAGATTACAATANAGATATGTTGGAGAATTGTTTTATAATTAAAAAATCAGCAAAGCCTTTTATTACCAATCTGACTGGTGTGGCTGTGCTTGCTGACTTGTTGAACAAAGAACAATTTGTGGTTTGGAAACCAGAAGACTTTAAACCTGAATTTAGAAAAGGTAATGATATCAATTGGGACAATGGCAAAGATATCAATAAAGTTTTCAGTAAACATTTTTACGGCAACAGAAAATCTAAATTAGTACACGCAAATGATTTACAATATTGAACCTGGAACTTTTGGTGGTCCTGCTCGAAACGGAGATATAGTTGCTATCATCAATGTGATTCAGCACCTAAGGTTTGCGAAACCAAACCTAAGGTTCTATATGAAACCAGGTACAATAAGTTCTGACGATTACTGCCAGAAGTTTTTTCAATATCTGTGTAAAACAAACGACTTCTTTTCTCCGACACAAGGTACCGAATCTTTAAATTGGAGAAAAGTAAATCTATGGGACTTCCGTGATATAATTGGTGATAACCTATCAATCAAAAACCCAGACACTATGGTTGATAAGATTGTTATCTTTCCTGTTACTGATGCACCATATAATACGTATCGTAATTGGACATCAGACGTTTTACCGAAAGTTATTGGCGAATTCAGTAAACCGGAATATATGAATTCAGTAAACCGGAATATATGAATTATGAAAAATTCATCTGTGTTAAAGAACCACTTAAAGAAAAATATGATGGATGGACATATAGTACNGATATGTTGGAGAATATTCACCATATCAATACGGCTAAAGTATACGTTGGTGGTGATACTGGAACTTCTCACTATACATGGTCTCTTGACAGAGGACCAAAAACTATGATATACTACAACTCAAGTAGAGGATTAATACATACTCTTCCTTTTTACATTACAAAAGGTAAAGGTGAATTAAGAACATATTGGTTGGACTTTGAAGGAACCACATGGTAAGTGTGACAGTTATCGATTCGTTATACTATGACTTAAAGGCACTAAAAAAGACATTAGAAACTCTAGGTAATAAAATCAGTAGAGTTCATTGGTTTAGTGATTTGCCATTTCCGGAACAAAACTTTTCTGTTCCTGTGACATGGACTAAAATATCAAAGATAAAAAATTATAATGATGAATATGGTTTTGTAACATTGAAACTTTGTCCTAGTGTATGTACCGAAGATTATAATCTAATAATTCACAATGACGGTTATGCGGTCAATGCAGACGCTTGGACAGATGAGTTCTTGGAGTATGATTATATTGGCGCATCTTGGGTTGATGGTTTTGTTGGCAACGGAGGATTCTGTTTAAGGTCTAGAAAACTATATGATGCTTTGCTTGATATGAATATAGCCTATGATACTAAAGGATATACGGAACACTTAAACAATAGTTTATACTATGTTAAAGACAGTAAAGGCGAAAAGGTGATGCCTGAAGATAGTATTATTTGTAAGATACATAAAGGTACATTAGAAAAAAAATATGGAATCAAATTTGCTCCACAAAGTGTAGCAGATAGATTTAGTATAGAGCATATTATGAGTTCTCCTTGGTTGGGGAAAAGTTTAGGTTTCCATGGAAAACATGGAGTTCACAAATATTATGGAGTGGATTTATGATGGGTGTAGTATTAGATTCTAGAGATATGGTCAACTTTTTGGCCCAAGAAGATATCAAGTATGTAAAAAATTATGATAATTATGTTGATGGAGAATTTGTACAATACTCCGGTCAATTATGGGATCATCAAGAAATTGCAGCTGCTATCAATACATTACTTTATGGTAAATGGATTGTTGCTGGAGAAAAAGTAGCACAGTTTCAAATCAAATTCAGTAAACGATTTAATGTAAATCATTCACATATGGTCAACTCAGGCAGTTCAGCCAATTTGGTATTGATTACTGCCATGAAAAAGAAATTCAACTGGCAACAAGATGATGAAGTGATTGTATCACCTGTTGGTTTCCCTACAACGATTGCACCTATTGTGCAAAACGGTTTGAAACCAATCTTTATTGATATTGAATTGGACACATTAAACTTTGATGTTAATTTGATTGAAGGTAAGATTACACCGAAGACAAAAGCAATCTTTGTTTCACCTGTATTAGGTAATCCGCCTGATATGGATAGACTTGTTGATATCTGTAATAAACATAACCTTGTTTTGTTAGGAGACAACTGTGATTCTCTAGGAACAAACTGGAAGGGTAATCTAATTACTGACCTGTATTACGCTTGGACAACATCATTCTATCCGGCACATCATATTTCCACAGGTGAAGGCGGTATGGTCTGTTCAAATGATGAAGACTTCATTAATCAAGCCAGAAGTATTTCTTGGTGGGGTCGTGATTGTTATTGTGTCGGTTCAAACAATCTGCTTGAATGTGGAACTTGTGGTAATAGATTCGACAAGTGGCTGGAAGAATTCGATGGTATTATCGACCACAAATACTTGTTCACCAATATCGGTTACAACCTAAAACCGTTGGACTTACAAGGTGCTATTGGTATTGAACAGTTGGCTAAGTTTGATATGTTGGAATCCAAACGTAGAGAATACAAAGAAAGTATTCAAAAGATGATTGAGAACAATATCAAAGGTGCTCGTGTTATCAATTCTTCACCTAATTCTGATCCTTCTTGGTTTGGTGTTCCTATCTTTTGTGAGACACAAGAGATTAAAGAAAAATTGGTGGCACACTTAGAAAAGAATAAAATTCAAACTAGAAACTACTTTAGTGGTAATATTCTTTTACATCCAGGTTATAAACACTTAGACGATGCTAAACTTTATCCAAATTCCAATCTGGCATTAAGTAATGTATTTTTTGTTGGTTGTTCACCACTATACAACGAAAAAGTATTGTCATATATCAATAAAGTGTTTGAAAAATGGAACGACTGATTAATGTAATGGGTGCTGGGTTTGTTGGGGGTCGTTATTGTGAATTGACACCCAACACCGTTGTAAATGAGAGAGATGATTACGTAATCAAAAAAAATGATGTGTTATATTTCATTTCGACCGTGGACAACTATAATGTACACTCAAACCCGTACTTGGATATAGATACCAATTTAACTACATTGATTAAAACCTTAGAGTCTTGTAAGGAAGAAACGACCTTCAACTTTATCAGTTCTTGGTTTGTTTACGGTGATGTTCCTTTACCAGCAAAGGAAGACTCTCATTGTGATCCAAAAGGCTTCTATTCTATCACTAAGCGTGCAGCTGAACAGTTGTTGATATCTTATTGTGAAACTTTTGGTATTAATTATCGTATTATCAGACTGGCTAATGTATTGGGTAAGTCTGATGGTAAAGTATCTAAGAAAAAGAATGCTCTACAATATATGATAGGCGAAATTCAAAAGAATGAAGATGTTAATTTGTATGATGGTGGAGAAATATTCAGAGACTACATCCATGTGGATGATGTAGTGAAAGCGATTAATCTAATACTTGATAAAGGTGATTTGAACACCATTTATAATGTAGGTAATGGAAAAGAGGTCTATTTAAAAGATGCTTTATCCTATGTTAGGGACAAAGTAGGATCCACCTCAAAATTCAATAATATTGAATCGGAAAAATTCCACCAGACCGTACAGACTAAAAATATGGTGCTTGACATCTCAAAAATACAACAATTAGGGTATAAACCCAGTATGGATATTTGCCAAACTTTGGATTCCCTGTTATAATAGATACTATATATCAACAGGAACAATTTAAAAGTTCTGTCATATACCGATAAAAGTTGTATAAATAAGCAACGGCAACCAAAGTGTGTTGCAAATCTAGAGGTCAAATCTATGGGTCGTTTTCTACAATTTCTGAAGGAAGAGGAAGAGGGTGGCGGTAAGCTCAAGCATATTACCCATCCTGAAGATCGTCCTTTAATGCACGGAGCTAAAGGATTCAAACGTGCTGTGGAAGTATTGAATAAAGCCCACAACCACATCAAATCTGGTGGTCACAGTTCAGATATGACCATGAAATATGATGGTTCTCCATCTCTGGTTTTTGGTCACCACCCAGAAACAGGTAAGTTCTTTGTAGCGTCCAAGTCCGCTTTCAATAAGAATCCTAAGATTAATTACACATCGGCGGACATAGTTAAAAACCACGGACACGCTCCTGGTCTGGTAGATAAGTTACAGGCATCATTAACACATCTAAAGAAAGTTGCACCTAAGACTGGTGTTTACCAAGGCGATGTAATGTTCTCTCACGGTGATGTGGAGAAGAAATCTGGTGGTAAAGCTTCATTTACACCCAATACAATTACCTATACCGCTCATGGTGATGAAGCGGAAAAGATTAAAAACGCAAAGTTAGGTATAGTTATTCACCAACAGTATCATGGTAGTACGTTGGAAAATATGAAGGCCGATCCACATCCAGACCATCACAACTTTGGTCAACATCCAGATGTATGGCATAAGTCCGCCGAATTAAACACTAAAGACGTACATTATTCACAACATGAACAAGATGAATTCCATAAACATATGGAAGCGGCTAAAAAGATACATGAAGCACATGGAAAAGAGATGTACAAAGCAACCGAAATGCACGGTGGCGAAGGTGGACATCTGGCAACATATATCAATCAAACAGTACGTACTGGTGAGAAACCAACAACCGAAGGTTTAAAGAAACATATTGAGGATAAGTACAAAAAGGGAATTGAGAAATTAAAAACTCCTGCAGCCCAAGCCAAAAAACAAAGTGAGGCGAATGTACATTCTAAACATATAGATGACAACAAAAAACATTATAAAAATTTGTTGGATATGCACCAACACTTACAGAAAGCTAAAGATGTTTTGGTACATACTTTAAATCAAAACCCTGGCGGTTTGGAACATCACATAGATAATAAACCAACTGATCCAGAAGGTTATGTTGTTAATCATGCCGGTGAACCAGATAAATTAGTGAATCGTAAAGAATTCGCTAAAGCAAATTTACTTAAAGTTAGAAAATGAAATCATTCCTGCAGTTAGTACAAGAAGAAGAACAAACCCATAAGCCGGTTGTGATGGCTTTTGGTCGTATGAATCCTCCTACTTCTGGTCACTTAAAATTAATTGATAAAGTCAAAGAATTAGCCAGTAAGCATAAGGCTAAACACACGGTTGTGGTTTCCCATTCACAAGACAGTAAGAAAAACCCACTATCAGCTGAACAAAAGTTAAAACATTTAAAAAGATATTCACCTGGTACTCATTTTGAGGCCTCATCTAAAGAACATCCTTCTTTTCTACACCACGCAGAGAAATTACACAAAGCTGGCCATGACCACTTAATTTATGTGGCTGGTTCAGACCGTGTAAAAGAAATGCACGACTTGTTACACAAATACAATGGTACACATAAAGGTGCCTTGTTCAATTTTAAAAAAATCGAGGTCAAATCTGCTGGTCACCGTGATCCTGACGCTGAAGGTGCAGGGGGAATGTCTGGCACAAAGATGAGAGAACACGCCAAGAATAAAGACTTCCATGAGTTCAGGAAAGGTGTTCCACACCATGTATCAGATGCTCATGCTAAAGAGTTGATGAGAGATACTCGTAAAGGTATGGGTTTAAATGAATCCGTGGACCGTGGACTATTCAAAGCGGTATTTGTGACAGGTGGACCAGGTTCTGGTAAAGATATCATCATCCGTGAAGCAATTGCTGAATCTAAAGCGGTAGAATTGAACACCATACAGGCACTTGATTACTTGGGTGACAAACAAAAACTATCAGAGAAAACTGGTGACTTCCGTAGAGAAGCTATTCGTAACCGTGGTCCTCTAATCATTAATGGGCCTGCTGATGATGGTACTATGTCTCAAATCAGAGAAGAATTGGAAGAATTAGGATATGAAACAATGATGGTGTTTGTACACACCACAAATGAAGTATCCAGAGAAAGAAATGAGAAGTTGAATCGTATGATATCAGAATCTTTACGTTTCGACAAGTGGAAAGAGTCACAAAAATTTCATCAAAATTTTGCTAATGAATTTAAAACTATGTTGAGTTTCGATAACAGTTATACATATAACGAAATCGAGGATCAAATCACGGAAACTTATGTTAAAATCAATGAATTTATAGATACTAAATCCTACAATGATATTGCATTTTCATGGTTGGAAAGCCATAATAAGTTAAATATTAATGAAACTTTTAATTATTTGTTTAAGGAAAAAAATGATGTTACAAAAAATAGCAAATCTATTCAAGCTCAAACCACGAAACGTTACAACCCCAGCTTCATCAAGTCAGCCGGACCAGCAGATATCTCCCCAGATAATTCCGGAAAACACAACCCTCTTGGACAGTCAGACCAAATTAAAGGAAACTCCTTCCCAAGAAAAGAACCAAACGGAAGAGGTCACAGCGGTGGAGCTTGGTCAGGAGCCTACAGTACAGAAGAAGCCGGCCCAACGCTCAAAATCAACCCGCCAGCGAAAGAACCAAAGTTCAACTACGACAACGACAAA